TTTGTATGTCGCGTACGGATGCTTCCCATACACGTCGTTCGTGTGTGGAGCGCGCCTTGCCAACATCGCTGGTGACGCAGCATCGTAGACAATAAAATCAGCCCAATCCATCAACCACGTCGAAATACCGGATCGGTAATACTGCGACAATTCGTCGTACAGCAGATCAAGCGCGTATGCGACCGAGGTCGTTCGTTCCCCCACTGCAAACCCAGAATCCCATTTCAGGTCAAGAGCGTAATACAACTCCGTACTAGGAGTACTCGGGCCAGTTGTAAACGTGGAGGTTGGAATCGACAGAATGTAATCAAACCACCCAAGCACCTTATTCTTGTACGCTACATCCCCGGTCGCACGGTATGCCAATGCTGCCGACGAGATATATGAAAATACCTCCAGTCCGCGATTTACGGTATTGATGGTAGCGGAAGCCGAGTTTGACTGGCTAAGAAGTCGTTGATATTGCTCCGTATTCGCCGCCTTGTGCGCCATAAGATTAGCGAGCATTGCGTCGGAAACAAGCCGTGTTCTAGCCCCGGTTACCCCAGAGATAAGGGTCGTCAAAATCAACGCCCCGTGTGCAATACGTACACCAACGACTACGGGAGCCAAAAATACGATATCCCCCGTACCAACTCCAGCAGTGAGCGCGAAGATAACCGTACCAGTAGAATTCTTGACATACGCATACGTCGGAGTGCCGCTTGCGTGCGTAGTCTGCGAAACTACTGCGCCAGCCACCATGCGCTTGCGATCCGCTACCGTGTCGATAGTCCACGTACCCCTAACCACCGTATGCAGTAGTACGTTAGACGCACTAAATACCTCTACGGTTATATTAGCGTCAGCAAATGCAGCTACTGCGGCAGCAATCGTGGCATCAGCCCGCGCGCTAAGCGCGCCAGAAAATGCCGTACGAATCGCGCCGGACACGCTAGGATCGCGGACGGTTACGGACATTAGGTAATCTCCAGAAGGGATACGGACTCAGAGAAATCCACCAAAAACACATCCCCATCTACCATGGACACCAACTCTCCGTGGTCGTACCACCCAATCAATTCGTCATTGGTAGCAGTATCGTTATAAAGTCCGACATAACGAAAAGGCTGCACGACGCCGCCAGTAGCAGTCAGTGTTAGGGGGGATACGCGTAGCTGATACGTGCCATTAGTCTGCGCAGAAGTAGCTACACTAACTACTCTTGGCGACAGATTTGTGTACGAAATCTGTGTGATATTCGCGAGAACCGTATTGGTGGCGACAGGGACCGTATCTGTCAGAAATAGCGTGAGCGTGTCAGAACCGAGGTTGTGTTTTTTCTCGGCTAGAGCTTCCACAAACGAGTGGAATTTGTTGAAAGCAGCGCTAGGCATGAATCACTCCAGTCGAACCAGCGCCGCATCTGCGGTCGCTGAAGGCATTGCAGGGGCAAAACGCGTAGTTACGGTTTTCAGCGACCCAAAGTCCAGCACTGCCACCGTTGAATTGGAATCAGTCGCGTCGTAGATGAGCGCCCCGCGTGCGCTGAAACCCGCAGGATCCCACTCTGGTGCGTCGAAGGTGAGGTACGACACCGTCCCATCCGTGGAGATCACTACCCCGGTGAGCATCACCCCTCCGGCGGTGTATCCAGTGCCCTCGATCTCGCCGTCCGTCGTGTAGGTCGCAGTGTCTGGCCCAAGCGTTGCGGACTCCCCGTAAAGCGCCATCATGAGGGTGGCGCCGTCCAGAACAGACAGGCAGCGATGCTTGAAACTGGTTGTCAAGCCTTGTCGTAATGCCATCAGGGCACCTCAATTCGTGTTTGGCCTGAGCGATACGCATCGCGCCGCTCGAGCCCGTCACCAAGCCGCTTGGCCAGCGCCAGCGCCTCCTTGTACTTCGCTTCGTACACACCCAACAGGTCCGCTTCGCCCTTCATGAAGGTGTACACCTCCACCAGCGTACCGTACAACAGCACAGGATCGAAGTTGTCCCCCAGCCATGTCGTACCGGCGGTCACAATCGACTCTGGGTAGTAGAAATACTGCAACTCCATCGTATACGCGGCGTTGGGCGTAGGGCCCAGCAGAAACGTAAGCTCTTGCTCCCCGGTAGACCGAGGACCGAACATGGCGTAGTACCGCGGCACGCCCGTGTCAGTCGGGGCGGGGTACGCCTCACGAATGAAGTTCGCGTCCTTGTTCACCAGATACGAGTACACCCCACTGCTGTCGATGACGGCCAGTGAGTACGCAGCCAAGAAATCGTCGGGGCAGTAAAGGTACCGGTTGCCGCTGGTCGTGGATCCAGTCACGTTCTGCTTGAGCGACGTGAACTGCACCGAGTTGTAGATGCGGCGCTCCGCCTGCTGGATAGCGGTGTCCATATCCGTGGTGGACAAGTCCGCCTCCAAGTAGCTGCGTACCGTTGCAACCAACTGGGCGTAGTTCATTCAATCCTCCGCAAACACAAATGACCCAACCACGCCGCGCATGGCCAGCGTATTGGGTGTGAAGCGTGTGTCCCCGCCACCAAGCGGCGCCCAGCCCCACTGAATACCGCGCAGTCCCGTACCAAGATCCGTGCGCGCTGCATCTGGGCGAGGCCGCCGCAATGCCTGCGCGTCCCCAATCACGAACGTGCCGAGTTGAAGCTGCGGGTGGTCTGTCTCCCAGCAACTGGTACACACCAACAGGTTGGTTGGGGTGCGCTTGACGACAATTTCCCGCAGCTGCGCGAGTCGCACCCGCCGTCCGCACCGGTCACAGATAGCAATCGCCCGCTTGCCGGCGGCGAACTGGTTGGTCACGCCGCGAACCTCGGGACGAGGCGGACAGACGCCCGCTCACGATCTTCGTCCATGGCAGTCTGGAATGCCTCGCGGTACTGCGCCTCGAGCACGGGCAGCCGGTCGATACCACCGGGCACCTTGAGGGCCACGTGATACGACAACCCCGCCACGAGGGCGGGGAGGAATCGGAAAGGGACATCCTGTGTCTGCACGCCCGTGCCTGCATCTTGCAGGCGGCGCAGACGCCAGTACCGTAGGGTATACGGCCCGCCGCCGTCCGGGACAGGCCAGACAGTCACCGTCGGAGTCGCCGTGCGTGTCACGAGGAGTTGCAAGGGGCGCCCAGTGGCCAGCTTGTTCGGAATGGCTGCATACGTCGACACGCTCGTGCGCGTCATCGTCATGTCCGACTGGCTGGCCCCAGAACCCGTACGCAGTACGTGTTCGATGATGTCCACGGTATCTGCAGGCAGAGCGTACGTCGCAGTGCCCGCCACGAGGGATACGGAACCTTCCTCGAACGTCCAGAGGTTCAGCCCCCGATTGGCCCAATCCGCCAGCAGCAAATTCAAGCTCCGCCGCGCAGTCCGCAGATCGTACCCACTGCGGACCTCTCCACCAGCGCGCTCGAACGCCTCCTCGACCAGTTCGACCAGATCAAGGTTGAAGGTAGCCGTGCCGGACGTGGCCATCAGCGCATCCGCCCTTTCGTCAGCCCGCGCACTGCGCAGCCGTCACCACGCTTGCCAACAAGGCCCCCGCGTTTGTAGTGGGGGTTACCCTCGTCCGCGAACCGGGATTCCGCATCTGGGCGACCTTCGGAACGGCCTTTGGCCTTGGCGCGGGCAGCGGCTTGCGCCTCTCCGCGACCGAAATTCGGGTTGCCCTCATCCGCGAACCGCGACTCATCATCGTCACGCCCACGGCTCCGATTGTTCGCCCTCGTAGCAGCGCGCTGCGCCGCGTCTTTGGCAGTGTCCTTGGCGGCAGCCACCGCACGCTCCGCGCCACGCTCCGCGCGGCCGACGGCCAGCCCCTTGGTGGCCGCGGACAGCAATCGCCCTGCGCCCGAAGCAACGGCGGGGGCCGCGCGCAGCGCAGCCAGCCCAGGTACGGCCATCGCGGCATTTCCAAGCTGGCGCCCGGCTTCCTTGAAGTCGAACCCGCCACCGGCGGTGTTAGCCGTGCGCACTTCATCGGCATCAGGAATCTCCGGATCACGCGCAGCGCGGACAG